TGGAATGAGCAAACACCAGCCAAGTTGTACTCGGTTGGTCCTATGTTGGTGAGAGCTAGGCCACCAGCCGTGTAACCGCCTCCGGAGATTTCTCCCGTCGTGGTGTAGGCAGCCGTCGTGGAGTTCAGGGTCGCAGCCTCAGTGTAGAGGGCGATCTTGAACGTGTCCCCACCGACCGTGCGGAAGTCATGCACGCCTTCGAGAATCTGCTTCTTGAAGCTCGTGCAGAAGGCTTGAACGATTGCCATCGGCTAATCCTAGGTCGGGGCGATACGCGGCATGTCGAGGCGGAAGTTATCGCGCTTATCCATGCCTTCGCCCAGATTCTTCAGCCTGCCAAGAGCCTCGTCGTACCGCTGGCGGTAAAGGGTCTGAAGGTCAGCATCGCCCTTCATGTAGGTGTAGGCTTCACATAGCGCCCCGTAGAACAGGACGCTCTCCGTGTTGTCGCCAAGCCAGGACGTGCCCGTCTCCACGATGCTCGGCGGCTCGTAGAAGTAGTGAAGCTCGACCTCGAAGAAGCTGCTTGGAGCAGGCGCAACCACGAACGTCGCGTCGTTGAACAGCGCGTAGTAGCGAGGCACGCCCGTCACCGAAGGGTTCGGGAAGGCCTCGTTGATATACCCAACCTCCTTCTCCAGCATGTAGGAGTACACGCCGGAAGCGCTCTTCACCGCCATAGAGTAGGCGGCGAGGAAGTCTGTGGGGCAGGCAAGGTACTTGTTGTTCGCCACGAAGTTAGACGTGGCGTTGCGCTTGAGGACTGGGATCTGAGCGGACTGATAGATCCGGTCCTCAGCCAGCCGAACGATGTCAGGAATGGCAGCCACGAACTCCGTCGAGGAGTTCTGCGTGTAGTCCTGAAGGAGAGCTACAAGCGTCGTGTAATTCATGGCTGCCTACTTCCCTCAGCCCATTGGGCCGCGAGCCATAATACCCTTGGTGGCCGCGCCTGTCCCACGAATCTTCGTGGCCTTCTTGGGCGAGCCCTCATTGGCAACAATGGCGTCGTTCGGGGCCTTCTGGATACCCTTGTCGGCAACCGGCTTCAGGTCATACGCGCTCGCGTCAACCGTCTTCACGCCGTCCGGAGTCTTCTTGCCGTAAACGGCACCGCCCGTCTGGTTCATGGCACGAGCGACGTTCCGCCCGTACTTCTTCATGTCCATGCTGGTCGGCGTGTGGGCTTTGCCCTTCATGATACGCTCCTATCCTACAAAGATAGCAACGTTGCCCACGTTGCCGTTCGTGGTGGTGGCAGAATTGCCAACCGGGTTCCAGCCGCAGAGGCTTCGGCCTGGGTTAATATCCGGTCTCGGATCCTGCAAAGCAACCGGATCGTTGATCGGGAACTTGCCTAGCTGATACTGTGGATGGTCAACGTCGTTGCACTCATCGCACACCTTTAGGCCAGTCGGAATCTGGTTCACGACTTGCCAAGTTAGATCCTTTAGATCGTAGCGCTGATAGCACCGATCACAGAAGGCATAGGCCTTATTGCCACGAGCGAACTTAACACTCATGGGTACGAAGACCAGGGCACAAAGCGGGCAGGAGCGCGATCACGATCCTCGTCTGCCGCAAGCTGGAACTGCTCCAGGTATTCCTGCTTGAGCATGGGGATCCTGGCCGCAGCCTCCGGACGCTTCATGGCGATCTGATAGGCAAGGCCCGCCACAAGGCAGGGGACAAAGCGGACAGGCATGTCCATTACGTCAGTTGACGTAGTGGCGTCCTGGATCCGACGCATCGTCCAGTAGAGGATCGTGTACGGCAAATCGGGTACGGGCCACAGCGTGAAGTTGGGGTTCACCTGTCGGTCCACGTAGATCTGAAGCGGACGACCCGTCGTGTTCTTGTTCGGTAGGGCAGCATAATCGCCCAGGCCGATACGAGACACGGTGTAGTCCAGGGCAGAGCCGCTGGTGTTCACCCGGATCATGGTCTCGATGATATCAATCGTGTCGGCTGGCAGGGAGTAGGTCTTAACGCCCGGCGTGAGCGCGACATTGTGTTCCTGCACGGTCCACAGGTTCAGACCCCTGTTGGACCACTCAGCCGACAGGATGTTCAGAGAGCGGCGCGCAGTCCGGAAGTCGTAGCCCGTGCGAGCCTCCAGGCCAGCACGCTCATACGCCTCCTCGATGAGATCAACGATCTCCAGATTCCAGACGGCTGTGCCGGAGGTGGTCATTTACGGGCGTCCAAACTTGGAAAGCGTGTTAACCAGACGAGCGCGCCTACCCATGACACCCGGCTTCTTGGCTGCCGCCGCCAGCGTCTTGGCGGGGATCTTCTGCCCAGCCTTCACGCCAAGGGACTTACGCAGAGCGCCGGGCTTCTTGATAGCCTTCTGGATCCACTTCGCGGCCATCTACTTGGTCCTTCCGCTAGGTGTTATAGGCCAAGCCTTGCGGGCTGGGCCAGTTTTCCTTTTAGACATCGTCGCCTTCTGGGACGCGGACATCTTGGCAGCAGCAGCGGCTGGGCGGCAGGCAGGGTAGGAGCGCTTGGACTTCTCAGACCCGCTTCGCCCACACGGCTTGCCGGTCTTTACGTCCACCCACTTCTCACCAAACCATTTGCCCAGACCGCCCTTCACTTCTTAGACACCCTGTTATCCGACCCACGCCAAGTGCCACCCTTCTTCTTGTACTCCTTGGATGCCCAGGCATTCGCATAGGCAGAAGGGTACACGTCGAACTTGGCCCTGGCGGCGCTCTTGGCAGCAGCCCACAGCTTCGGGTTCTGCGGCTTGACCCGCCCACCCTCTGCCATGCGAGAAGCTTCGGAGAGAGCAATCGCCACAGCCTGCTTCGGGTTCTTCACCTTCTGCCCACTGGACGACTTGAGGGAGCCCTCTTTGAACTCCCTCATGACCTTCCCGATTTTCTCCTGCTTCTTCACACCATGCGGCCCTTGGTCTTGCCACGAGTGGCGCAACCATCGGCACGGCTGCTGGCAGAAGACTTAACAGACCCACCCTTCGCCATACGACGACCGGGCATCGGCTCATCAGTCGGAACCGCATTCGAGCGGAAATCCCGCATGCCACGAGGAGGTGTCATATCCTCCTCGAAGCTACGGGCAGAAGGACGACGACCCGGCATCGGCTCGTCGGTGGGGACCATCTCTGGGCGGGGCATGCCACGCATACCACGCGGCGGGGTCATGTCTTCCTCGTAGGAAGGCGCGCGACGACGGCGGTCCATTAGATGAACTTCCCTTTGGTTTTGCCACGAGCGGCACAGCCATCGGCACGCTTGGAGGCAGAGCCGCCAGCCGCCATCTTCTTGACGTAGCCGCCCTTATTCATCCTGCCGGGCGGCATACGACCGCCGACGTTCGGAGCCCCAGAGTTGGCATAGTTAGGTCGAGGTGGTCCAAGATTACCAAAGTCAGGTTGCGCACTTGGATTCCCTCGACTGCCCAAGGGGGACTGTGCGGATGTGGGGGCTCCTTGAGATTGCATGGCGGGTCGCGCCATAGGAGCTTGGCCCCGTCCATGAAGGGAGGCCAGTGCCTGACTCGCCTGCATCGGAGTGGGGCGAGGACGCCCAACCTTCCCCCTAAACATCAGACGAACCTCCCCTTGGTCTTGCCCTTGGTCTCAACGCCACCGCCACGAGCCATCTTGGCGTAGCCGCCCTTCTTCATGCCCTTGCCTTCGGATTTGTCTTCCATCTTCTCGGCGCGAGCGATCTCCTTGCGGATCAGCTTCTTGTCCATCGCCGCGTCAGGATGAACGCCGCCACCCTTCGCCATGCCACCTGGACGCATCGCGCGAGCGCCGAAACGCGGCATCGCCATCGACGCATCCTTCATGCCGCCGCCAACCTTGGGCATCTTCGGCTTCTTCATCATGTCTATTCTCCTGCCATCTTGATGGCTTCCTGTTCACACTCGTCAGTGCGGCGAAGCCAACCGCGACCGAAGGTCTCGAAAGCCTTGAGGCTTTTATAAAACTCACGCCGGGTGTCAGCAAAGCGAATAATCAGATCCTTAGCAGGCACCGCATTCACAGCAGCCGCCGTCTTTGGACCGATTGCTCCGTCCTCTACTGCCCCAACACAACGCTGAAGCAGCTTCGCTGCACGACCAGTCCCGCCGTTCACCGCAAGATCGAAAACAGACAGGTCCACGCCAGGAGCCCACTCGTCGCAGCGGGCCTTATCCCAATACCGAGTACGGTACAGGTCATGGAAGTGAGCGTCTGGAATGGCGCGAAGCTCTTCCTTGCTCACGTCCCGACCAAGGTATTCCTTATAGACCGCCAGGGTCACGCCCTTCATGGTCGCACCACCAGGATCGCGAGGATGGTCCGACCACCCACCTTCATGGTGCAGGACGAACTTCAGACAGCGCTCAAAGTTGTCTTTCACTTGCCCATGATCCTGTTCATGGCCTGGGTCTTCTCGCGAGAGCCAGCCGAAGAGCCGAAGTAGTAAGAGACGATAGCGCCCCATGCCGTACCCAGCGTGCCAAGCATAACCAGCATTGCTTCGCCGCCATTGGCAGGAAGACCGTTGGCAATCATCCAGAACAGAACGCCGAAGAAGCCGAAGGTCACAGCAGCCGCAAGGAACTTTGGCGTGTGGTCGCCTGTCTTAACTTCTCGCTCGCGGGCAGAACTGCGATCCTCGTTCGAGATGCGCTCAAGATCAACATCAAGCTCACGCATACGGATCACGAAATGCTGCTCTGCCTGCTTCAAGGCTAGCAGTTGTTCCGGCGTGGCGATCTTGGCTGCCTCTAGAAGCTCATCCTCAGTCCCATCCGGCTTGCCAAGAAGAGCTTCGGAGATGGCGCGAGTTGCCATCCCTGCCAGTGGACCGCCTACGGCAGTAGCAATAGACGGGGCTACCGTCTTAACGAGGTTGAGCAGGGCTTCCATTTCTGGACTCCAGAAGGGCCACACGACGCTCAAGTTCGGTGATCATGCGTGTCAGGTCAGACCGGATCGAAGCGCGGGCGGCAGCCGCGTCAGCGGCCATCTCCAGTCGGCCACGCTCAATCCCAGCCATGCTGCGCTCACGATCAAGCGTCATGTTGCCACGAGCGATGGCAGCATCCCGCTCCACCTGTTCGATCCGATTGGACAGATGCTCACGAATCTGAGCCATGTCGATGGTCGTGCCCTGCGGCGGAATGGCCCGGTTGTCCTGGGTCACCACCACAGCGATCCTCGACTTCAGGATCGTGATCTCATTGTTGGCAGATGACAGGGAGGTCATCAGGTACACGACGCAGCTAAACAGGATAGGGATAGCTGCGAAGACAACCTTCTCGATCAACGCCCCCTTAGAAGCGTTGGCTGCCATCTGCTCGGACATCTGAGCCTGCTTGGCAGAATCCGACATGGCGTTAGTCCTGGCTCACTTCGACAGGCTTCTTCTTCCCAAGAAGCTTCTGAACCGTCTCTGTCTCGTAGATCCGGATCCCAGTCCAGCAAATCGTGAAGATCGCTGCGATGCTCGGCAGAACGCCAGCTAGAGTAGCCACAACAGTTCCTATAGAAACCGCATCAACAACGTTCTTCACTGCTTCCGTATCTTGGGTCATATCAGCAGTTCCAGGCCCGCAAGGACTTGTTGATACGAGAGTTGGGGTCGTTGGCCGTCTTGGCAGAGGTCAGCTTCTTCTTCATGCCCTTCATCCGAGCACAGAAGCTATCTCTGCGCGAACCGCCCTCTGGCTGAGGGGGCTTCAACCCAGGTTTCCCTGGGTTGGCCTTGTTGTACGACGCGCGACCCTTTGCATTTAGACCGCCCTTCGGGTTCTTGCCCTCAGAGCGCTGCCATGCAGGGGTCTTAGCCATAGATAACCATCACTGAGGCAACGTCCGTCAGGTCGGCAAAGATGCCAGTCTGAAAGAGAAGCCCCTCACCCGGCATGAGGATCCAGTTGGTGCTAGTCGAGCCGGTGATCGTGTTGATGGTAATCTTGCTGGCACCAGACACGGTGGTGCCGTCTCGAAAGACGACACTGCCAGCCCCAGCAGCGGGAACGATGTAGATACCCTTCACGCGGCAGCGACCAATGGCCCTGCCCGCTTGGTCATTCATCACGCCGTCCGTCGTGCGGACGGCGCTAGCAAGGACATCTGTCTGCATGACGCAGAACCCTCCTTAGCTGGTTAGGCGCTGGCGGGGTTCTGAGCGCCGTTCGGAGCGCGCTGGACGTAGCTGACGGTCACGATGGCGCGACCCACGCCCGCCTCAGTGCCCACCGCATAGCGGACAAAGACCGGCGTGTCGGCAGAGGTCGAGGTCTGCCAAGCAAGCTGCGTCGTCGCCGTCGTGGTGCCACGAAAGCGACCGCCAGCGGTGGTGGCAACCGCCGCCATAAGCTGAGCGCCGCCAGAGGCATTACCGACAGACACGGTCGAGGTCGAGGAACCACCCGGCACCACAACCTGATCGACGGTGATGTCCACGATCTGCGAACCCTGGGGCAGAATGCCAAGCGCAGCGTCCACGTTGCCGACGCCAGCCGTCACAACGCCCGTGTCGTAGGACTGGGTGAGAACCACAAGGCCCGTGTTGCGCGCAGCGCCTTCACGAATTGTACCGGAACGGACTGGGCCGGAAAACGAGGTAAAAGCCATCGTTCTTCTCGCACGATCAAGGCTCTACTGTCTTCGTGCGTGTCTGCCGGGACAGTCAGTAGAGCCGGGTTAACCCGGAACTGCCCGCATTATGCCCGCCTATAAAAGACAAGGGCAAGAGAAAATGTGAGAAGGGGGCCGAAGCCCCCTCCCCTTTTACGCTCAGGTCGAACCCGGCGAGCCGTAGATGCCCAGCGGGTCAGAGACGCCGAACGAATAACGCTCGCGAGCCTTGTAGCGAGCATTGCCCGTGTCGAAGTCACCGTCCATCGACGTGGCAAGCGGCGAACGCACAAAGTGCTTCATGCCGTTCGGCACATCGGTGGTCAGGAACCAGCCGTTCGGGTCGGTCAGGAAGTGGTTGACCGTGTAGCCTTCGGGGATCGACCCGTTGGACTTCACCGCGTTGATGTCGTTGTCAGCCGTGCCGACACGGAGTTCCGTCTCAAGCAGGCGGGTGGCAACGAACATCAGCGCAGGCGGCACAATCAGCTTACGCGGGCGGGCCGCAATAAGCAGGCTGCGCTCGTCCGTCCAGGCGGCGATCTGAATGACAGCGGCCTCAAGGGCCGTCTCATTCAGGTCAACCGGCGTGGCCGGGCGGTTGCTGTTGTAGCCACCGGACACCAGCGGGTGCTGGGTGCTGAACAGGGTCACGCCGTCACCAGACTGGTAGCTGGTGAAGCCGTTGTTCAGCGGGAAGGCAGCCTTGATCTGCTTCGTATACGCCATCGAGCGCGCAAGCGCCTTGGTGTAACGGGCCGACAGGCTGTCGTACAGGTTGTCTTCCATCGCCTCTTCGGTGATGGAGAAGCCGTACGCGATGGTCTCATGCGTATAACGAGCGGTCCAGGCTTCCTGGCCGTTGTCGTACGCAATCGCCGCACCTTCGTTCTTGACGGGGGCAGCAGCGAAGCCAGAGAGCTTCACTTCCTCTTCAAAGGAACGCTCCGAGTTCTCAGTCTCGTAGATTTCCTTATGCTCCTCAGCGTACCGCTTGTACTCCAGGCCAAACAGAGCGTTCAGACCCGGAAGCAGTTCCTTGAGAAGCTGTGCGCGTGAAATAGCCATCTTTCACAGCCTCCTTAGCTGGCAGCCGTACCGGCAGAGCCGGTATTGCCGGTGCGGTGGAAGTGCGTGTTGATACGCACGATCACGTCGGTGTACGCATCACCAATCTGGCTGGTCGTGCTGTTGACGAAGTCAACAATACGAACCGGAAGGGTGTTGGTCGTCGCGATGCTGGAGGCATCGAGGCCAACGCCAGAGTTGATGTTCGCGCCGCTGTTGCCAGCAACCGTCTGGATCAGAGCCGCGTTGCAGCCCAGAGCCGTCTGACCAAGGGTGTCGTCAGCCTGCACCTGGAACAGAGCGTCCGGGTCATCCACGACATAAGCCATGATGTCCGTCGCCGCGTTGCCAGACGTGTAGTTCTGGCGGAACACCGTACCGTAGGTCGGGTCGGTGAACGTGCAGCCCACGAACACGCCCACGAAGCCGAAGCCGCCACCCGTCGAGGTGATGGTCGCAGCGGTCGTGGTCGCGTTGAAGCGAGCCAGTGTACCACGAGTCGAGCCGGTGTTCGTGATGATCACCGGGTCACCGTACTGGATGCTCGTGCCGTAGCTGGCAGGAATCGCGTACTCGCGAGTCGAACCAGCGTACGACTGACCACCCAGAAGGTTCAGCGGGCGAAGCCCGTACGGGGAAGAGGTCGATGCCACTTTCCGTTACCTTTCTTCTGAGATTGGGGATTTACGGCCCAAGAGATCATTCCCTGGGGCCACGACCGAACGTGGTCTTCGATGACCGCTCCGGGCGGAGGACGGGCATGCGAGGATCACTCTCGCGCATAAGGTTGTTGTCCACGCTTTCCATCTGCTGATGCGCCATATTCCGGTAGTAGGCGTCACGCTGACGCGCGACCTCCTCCGGAATCTTACACAGAAGGAGACCGCCAACCTCAATGTTGCCCTTGAAGCGACTATTGGGGTCGGCTGCCAGCATAAGCTCAGGATGGTCATCTGCACGAACGGGCACGTAGCCCTCGCGAAGCTGCTTGCTGACGTTGGTGTTGTCCGCAGCATTCATCATGCTGGTGCGGACCCAGCGGAAGACATAGCCCGGTTCCGGCTTCGGGTCGGGCAGCAAAGAAGGAGGACGCCAAGAAGTCGGGCGAGCCTGCTGCTCGCGCGTTTCAAGGTCGCGGGGGGTGCGGTCAGCCATGACCGTAATCCTTCTTATACTGAGCGTAGTACTGCTCAGGCGTGAGACCGAGCCTACGTGCGACGGAGACCTGGGTCGGGGTTAGACGCACTGTGCGGGTGGTCTTGGCCGTTCTGGTTGCAGCGGCCACCACCGGAGATGCCTTTGCCGTCGCGTCAATTTCCGGCTCAGACTTCTGGAAGTACTCGGGGAACCGGCGCTCGATGCGCTTGTTAAGTTCCTCAAAGTACTTATCGCTACGCGGGTCGATCTTGCTGTCACGAATCAGCATGTCGCTGACCGCGTAGGCATAACCCGTCATCTCTTTCTCAAGCTCGTTCTGCCCCTCGAACCAGGGATTCTTATTAGCCCAGTCCACAACCTTCGTATCGGGCTGAGGGCGGGGCTTCGGAATCTCATAGGTCGGTTCAGGAACCGGAGCGGGCCTGTAGTTAGCGTAGCGCTCGTGTTCGTTCACGAAGCGCTGAAGCTGCTCCTGGTAATCCAGGAACTTCTCCGTATCGCCAGACTCGAAGGCTTCCTTCATCGCCCGCTTGGTGGCGGCGATGTCACCTTCGGCGCGAGCCTTGGCTTGATTGGCCGCAAACTGCTCAGTGTTGCCAGCAAGCTCGCGATACTTCTTGTTCTCTTCCGCAAGGCGCTCAGCCAAACGAATGGCCTCGTCACGCTCCTTGGCGGCGTACTCCTTCGCACGGCGCTCAGAGTGCGTCTTGAAGGAGAGTTCCTTCAGGCGCTTCTTCACACTCGCGCTGTAATTGGAGACCTCGTCATCACTGACGGTGATGTCGTCGTCGTTGTCCGTAACCTCTGGGGCTAGAGGACGACCACGATCTTCATCAGCCGCGTCATCAACGATCTCGATCTCGAAGTCGTCGTCGGCCTCTTCGGCCTTTCGTGTAGCGCTCATGCCCGTGCAATCCCCCTGGGATCCTCGACAACGCCCTCGACCGTATCGTCATTAATGATCCGGAACTCCCGACCATGAATCTTGATACGAGTGCCGCTGTACGCACGGAACAAAACCCAGTCTCCCTCCTTGCACCAAGCCCCGTCAGGGAACTTGTTGGGATCCTTATAGGCGAGCGACCCCATCTTTAGGACGAAGCCAACAACCGTTGCAAGGGATTCTTTCTCACGCACCTGTTCCGGCAAGTAAATGCCAGAGTCGGTCTTCTCTTCAAGCTCCGGAAGGGCGATCAGAAGCCTGAAACCGGAAGGTTCTGGAAGCTGGGTTGCGCCCCGAGCCTCTTCATCCGGCATCTTGATATCAACGTTAAGCATAGTAGTCCTTTAAGCGCACTGTTAGGGTCGTGCGATACCCTGCACCCATGATGGGTGGTTAGTCATGCTGGCGAAGACGTTCTTCCAAATCCAGCAATTCCCTTTCGGCTTTCGCCAAACCTTCAATCACGCCGACGTGGTGACGGTATTCTGCCCAATCCTGAGCCGCGCCGGTAGCCACGAAGTCAGCGTGTTCGTTCATCATGTCCCGAATCTTCTTGCGAAGATACTCCAGGACGCTGTCGTCAGAGACCATCACTTGCCCCTAGCCAGATCAGCGCCAGCCCGGATCGCATCAAGCTTCAGCTTGGCGATGTCGTAGTCGCGCTTCTGCTCAAACTCCTGCTGCTGAGACATAGACTTGATCCCAGCATTCATCCCAGCGATGCGCTCCTGAGAGCGAATCCGCTCGACCTCGATCTGCTGCTGACGCTCACGCGACATCTGATCGGCTTGGTCCTTCGCCATTTTGCGCTGGATCTCAGCCTGCTTGTTCTGGGCGTCCTGCATCTGGGCCATGACAACGGGATCCTGCATCTTCTGCTGGATTTCCTGCTGCTGCGCCTCAGCTTGGTCCTTCTGAAGCAGCTTGCCTGCCGCGTCTGCAACCAGCTTAGACAGGGCCACCTCGATGTCTTCCGGCAGGGGAGCGTCAGGAGGCGGCAGTTCCACGCCAAGCTGGTTCTCGATCTCCCGACGATACTGGAAGCCGATATGCTCAGCGATGTGAGCCATCGCCGCAGCCTGGATCATGCTGGCCTGGGGAGACTGACCGACCAGAGCAAGGATCTTGGGATCCTGCATCGCCGTCATGTGGACCTTAATGTGGGCCTCATGATCTTGGTAGAGGAACGCCTTCACTGGCTTACCAGACAGGATCGCCATGTTCTCGGACACGGGATCCATAGGCTTCTTCTCATCCGTGTTGGGGATGATCTTGCCCGGATCCTGAATGCCCAGGACCGTCAGCATCTGACGGTGAAGCTCCGGCAGATCGTACATCTGCGGAGCCTGCTGAGCCAACTGAAGTGCGGCTTGGTACTGGACAACGCGCTGAGACAGGGAGGCAGCATTCGGGTCAGTGACCGGAATCACGTCGATTCTGCCATCATAGTCAGCGGTTCGAGTGGCCCCGAGATCCGTCTCGTAGTCGTAGTCGCCCTTCATGTTCTCCTGGATAATCTCAACCAGGAGGTCCAGTTCCTGCTTCATCGAGGCATGAAGACGAGCCTGCACCGCAGACATCACCTTCATCGCCCGCTCCATGAGAGCCAGGGTCGTGCCTACCGGGGCACTCTGGTTGGCATCACCAATCTGAAGATCGGCAATCGACGCGAAGCGACGGCCCTCCTCAACGAGCGTGCCAAGGAGACCAGCAAGAACCTGAGACGGTTCCTTGTAGGGCAGGAAGGTAATGCTGTCCTTGATGGCCCCAGAGGGGACATCAACGTCCCGGAACTCGCCCGGCATCAGGGGCGTGCTGTCGCCCTTGATACGAAGGCCACGAGCCTTCAGACCGGCGGGAAGGTTAGCCAGCGTACCCGCATCCACAAGCTGACGCAGGATCGAAGTCGCAGACTTGGCGATACCACCGATCAGGTGGATCAGGCCGAAGGGGTAGAAACCGAAACCAGGGATGTACCCATACTGAACAAAGTGCTGACGCTTCAGCTTGAGTTTGTCGCCCTGCTTCCAGTTCCGGTAAATAGACAGGACCACGCCCGTCGAACGCTCGACCGTCACGACATAGGGGAGGGCGATCCCAGTCGGTTCGCCGTCCTTGCCTACATCCTCGTAGCCCGGCAGATCCAGATCAACGTGAACTTCCAGCAACTGATGCCGGTCGTCCGTGTCGATCTGCTCTTCGCCCGCAAGCTTATCCTTGGTGCGCTGGATCTCGTTCCTGTCAGGAACGGGCTCGGACAGATCAACGTCCCGATAGAAGCCCATGACCTGAAGCTTCCGAATCTCGTTCGGGTGCTTCCGCATAATGTGCGTGTATCGGGGCGCAGTCTGGAGATCCGATGCCCCATAAGGGGCAACAAAGTCTTCAGCAGGGATATAGATCGAAGCAGGCCGACCAAGGGTCGGGTCGAAGTACACCTTCTTGAATGCTGCCCCAGCAAGAGGAAGAGCAAAGAGCATACGCTCATGCTCATTCCTGTACTCGGACATCTTCTCAGTCAGGATGTAGTTCAGGTCTTCCTTGACCCGCTGGGCCTGCCGTTCGCGCTCAGGAGTAATCCGACCAACGATCTTGGTCTTTACGGGACCGCCCGCAGGGAAGGTCTCCATGATTGCCTGAGACTGGAAGCGAACCGCAGCTTCAGACAGGATCGGGTGAAACACACCGCAGGCCCCAGGCCAGGGGCTAGAACGGTCCTCGATCTTCAGTCCAAGGAGGTCGAGTCCCTTCTTGTAAGTCTGCTCCCAATCTTCGCGGGAGCGGCTGTCAGACTCAAAATCATCCAACAGGTCATGGCCGATAGACCCAAGGTCGCTCTCATCCATGTGTTCAGCAAGATTGGCATTGAAACCCGGCATCAGATCCTGAGACATCTCAGGACCAAGGATGATGATAGCCCCGCCGTCCTCTGTCTCAATCGAGACAGCGTCAGGGTTCACGATCTCAATCTCAACGTCCTCGTCGGCGGGATTGCCCAGCGGGTTCATCGCTTTGTCGATAGCCACAGCCAATCCCCTCAGTAGTACTCTGCGCGACGCGGAAGATCAGGCTCATCGTCGTAGTCCGAAGGCAGGCGCACAAACCCACCCTGTCGGTATCGCATCAGAGCCATAATCACCGCGTCAACATAGTCGTCGTGAGCCCCATTTGGGAAGGAGGCACATTCCTCGATGACCTCATCGGCCCATCGGGTTTCGGGAGCCCAGACTATACCAGAGGCAAACATATCGCTAACACTATTTGCCCGCATGATCTTGTCGCCCGAAGCCCTGGTCGGGGTGAACTCGGAGACAGGGATCCCAAGCTGCCGCAGTTCGTGGATGAGGGGCAGGCCCGAAGCCTTGCCTTCGATCATCAGG